AATCACTAAGGAGTATGTCCACTATATCAGAAGACAGAAGGATACAGAGAGCTACGTTTCTTATCAGCCTATACGAGAAAAGGAGAGGGCAGACATGGAGGAAGAGAAGCAGAAAAACCGAAGTCACATACGAGAGATACGCAGTGTTATCTTTGGTGAATAAGATACTGGAGTACACACCCTCTAGTACCAACATGGGTAGGTTCATGTCTAAGTATATCCCTCACGACAGAACCAATAGCCACCACGCTATTCGCACAGCTAGGAATCTAATGGAAAATGATAACCCACCAGCCCTGCTAGTGGAGTGTATGATGGAAGCCGTTAAATGCTACAAGGAAGCTGTTAACATGACCCCTGAGAATAGAGATGTGGTGTTCGAGAGCTTTGACAAAGACTTGGAAGGTTGTTTGGAAGGTTGTATAGAACTCTATAAGGGCATCATGTCTAATTCAGTAATGATACGGCTTATGGAGGCTAAGATAAAAGAACTGAAGAATGAACATACTACTAATTGATGCTGACAGTTTGGTCTGGCAGTCCTGCTTCTGTAAGAAAGAAGTTAGCTCAGATGGTTTTATCCATGACATAGACGAGGCTACCCATAAGTTCGATGAGGGTATGTTTGATATGTTCAACAGGCTTGATGAGATGGGCTACTCTATTGACAAGTACAAGGTCTTTTTGGGTGGGCATAACAACTTTAGGAAGATTGTGAACCATGCCTATAAAGCCAATAGGATGTTCCAACCTAAGCCGCCTAGACTAGACGATGTTAAGTTCCATGCCATGTCCGCTTGGGGTGCTTATGTGTGCAATGGTGTGGAGGCTGATGATGTTGTGGTGGCTACGAGAAAGCATATACTAGACACCGACTTTAGCGCAGAGAAGAACGTGATAGTAGCTTCTATTGACAAGGACTACAAGCAAGTCCCGAACCTTTTGTTTTACAACTACCATTCTATGCACCTGAACTTGAGCTTGATTGAAGAGGCTGAAGCTGTTAGGTTTTTCTTTATGCAGATGCTGATGGGGGATAGCTCAGACAATGTTGTGGGTATTAAGGGTGTGGGTGAAAAAAAAGCTGATAAGATTCTTGGTAGTGGCAATGCGTTTATTTACCTTCGCAGGGCTTATGAAGCGTATAAGGATGCTTATAGAGGCAAGGCTTCATATATGTTCAGGATGAACGCAGCTATGCTAAGACTTGTTGACGAGGGTATAGCTGTCCCTGATGAGGATGAGTTTGATAATTTGTGAAACAAACACATAGATGATAACAATCTTTAGAAGCCTTAGCAACCCTAAAGAGCCTGAGTATTTCTCTTTAGATGCTGTTGTAGCTGGCATAAGGACACCTAAGCAAGCTATCATCAATCTAGTAGCAGACATACGCTCACTAGCAGATAAGAAAGAAAGGGATGCGCTAAAGGTCAAGCTACCTTGTATATGCTTCTCAGGTAAGTTCTCAGAGAGAAAAGATACAGCCCTAGTAGAGCATTCAGGATTAGCAGTCATAGACCTAGACCACCTGCAAGATGTTCAGGAGGTGATGGACAAGCTCAAGCTGATACCATACATATCAGTAGCTTTCATATCCCCTTCAGGAGATGGCATCAAAGCAGTAGCTAGAATACCCAAGTCCAAAGAACACCATGTATACAACTACGAGAAGCTAATAGAAGACTTATCAGGTAAGCTCAACATACCCAATGATAAGTATGACAGCACCTCTAAAAACCCTAGTAGGGTATGCTTCTTCTCCCATGACCCTGAGTGCTATTACAACCCTAACGCTTCATGCTACACCCCACCGCCTAAGCAGATAAGGGTAGAGACAGACTATAACAAAATCAATATAGCTGTCAACATGGTGCGCCTCGCTATTGATGGTGAGAAACATCATGTGCTTCTCAAAGCCGCTAGGCTGATGGGTGGATGGGTAGCTGGTGGTTATGTGACAGAGGATATGGCTGTTCAGGTGCTAGAATCTGAGATACGCCATAAGAACATCACTGACTTTGAACAGGCTCAGAGGACTATAAAAGATGGTATTGAGAATGGTAAGAAAGACCCTCTGTATGAGACTGAAGCATTAGAATCAGCAGCCTTACTAGAGCAGAATAAGGTCAAGCTAAGGAGTGCTACTAGGAAGTATGAGTTCTTGACTGACCCTGAAGAGGATGACAGCTCTCTTAAAAGGTATATGACAGGTGATTTTAAGTTGGGGTCTACCACAGGGTATAAAGAGTTTGACAAGCACTTCCTATTCAAAGAAGGTGAGTTTAATGTTGTTCTAGGACACCCCAATACAGGTAAGAGTTTCTTTATGTGGTGGTTGATGGTACTGTCTGCTGTTGGACACAGTTGGAGATGGATTGTGTACTCTACCGAAAACAAAATATCACAGATAAAGAAGAAGCTCATAGAGTTCTACCTAAACAAGCCCATGCAGACTATATCCGATGCTGAGTATACGGCTGCTACGCAATGGATAGATGATATGTTTGCCTTTATTAGGATTGACAAAGAGTATACAGCCTATGATATCCTAGACTTTGCCAAGATACTCATGGACGAGAAAGAGTATAAAGGCTTTCTTATAGACCCGTACAACAGTCTATCCGTTGATAAGATGCGTATCAAGGAGATGGGTAATATGCACGTCTATGACTACGCTGTTGCTAGTGAGTTTGTAAGGTTTACAGATAAGAATAATATCAGCATATACCTCAATGCTCATGCAATGAGTGAGGCGCAGAGGAGAAGGCATCCGCAAGGACATAGGTTTGCAGGACACCCCACACCCCCAGAAGCTGCTGACATCGAAGGTGGGGGTAAATTTACTAATAGAGTTACTGGTTTCTACCTTGTTATCCACAGGTATATCTACCATGAATCGGAATGGAAGTACACTAGGGTGGACATTAAGAAGGTTAAGGATGTGGAGACTGGTGGTAAGCCTACTAGGTACGAAGAGCCTATTGAGTTTGAGATGAACAGAGAGATGACAAGATTTACACTTAGAAACGATGACTACAACCCAATCTACCCAACAGCAGAGCTTCCCGAATCTATTGATACCGATTTGCAGTTCTAGGTACAAAGAGGCTGATGTAGAGACCCCTGAATATTTAGATGTGCTGCCTTGGAATCTATGTGAGGATAGGACTAGGTTTCTAGTTGGACAGGAGTTCACCCTTAACGGAAAGAGGATTATGGTAGAGGCTATCTACGATGGCCATAAGGGATACGCTGTAAGGAATGTACATGGAGATGAGATTAAATGGGTAGACAGATACACCTTATGCGAAGCTATTGACAAAGGTGAGTTTAAGTTGCACAGGTTGAATGTTTGACTTACATTGGTAAGTAATGAAAAGATTAGTGTACGCATTAAAATGTCCATTTACTGACGAAGTGCATTATGTAGGAAAGTCATCAAGAGGAATTGTTCGCCCATCTGAGCATATGACAAACACACACAGCGAGAAAATTAAAATGTGGGTTGATTCATTAAGAATTATTGGCAGTTCTCCTAAAATAGAAGTGTTAGAGTATGTTCGGGTAGATGAGGAATTAGATGAAAGAGAGAGGTATTACATCAAAAAATACTTGTCTAAGGGGAACATACTTCTTAATTCTAATTTGTACACCTCTAACTTAGTAACAGACAAGCTGAACAAGCACTTAGAACATAATGGGAAATTAAACATTGACGAAATATCTGAGTTTGTAAAGGTGAGAAGAAAGCAAGTCGGATTAACTCAGGAACAATTTGCTGAGAAATGTGGGGTGGCTTTAACAGTTGTACGGAAAATCGAACAAGGAAATATAAATGTTAATCTAAATGGCTTGCTGACTGTGTTAAGTATGTTTGGACACAAGCTGTCAATAAAGAGAAATAAAGATGAATGACACATCATTCACTAACTGTAATTTCACCAGATAGCGTATGATATATCATTCAGAAAAACAGAACTATTCCATATTCCAATATGCAATAAATTCCCTTTCGTATCTTTGCACAGAATCTAAACTACTTTAATTATGGCTCGTAGAGCATCAACAAGGGTTGCAAGCCAACCATCACAAGAGAGTAATGTACCACAAGCAGGTACACGCGACATCCGCTTCAAACTCTCATCAGGTCACAGACCAGCACATTACAAACTACCTACTAGCTTTGTTATCCTAGACAAGGGTACTAAGAAACAGCGCACAGCACGTTATGTTCGTGGGTACAACACCTATTGGAAAGACGAGCAGCCTGACGATGTGGTACGCACACCTATCGACTTTTTAGATGGAGACCTTTTAGTTACCAAGGATGAAGTAGGTATGCAGGAGTATATGCTTGCTGTATTGGATGCTTTGGGGGATAGCTGTCCTTTTAAGATTGATGACCCTGAATCTGAGAGCAGAGCTAAGAACAGACTTAGAAAGTCATCTGTACAAGCACAAGCTATGCTGTATGACAAGTCTGAGACCGAAGAGGGTAAAGAGGCTCTGTCTATCATCGCTCGTTATCATGGTATCGAGGTAGATGCTATCGACTTTGAATCTGTTGTAGATGCTTTGAGTTCTATCGCTGAGAGTGACCCTGATGGGTTTATCAACTCTTTCGATAACCCTAGTGTACGGATGAAGAGCTTGGTTATCCAAGGTGTTAATGCAGGTCTGTTCTTGCTAGATGATGATACCGTTGTTAAAGATGCTTCTACATCACGGGTTCTATGCCCAGTGCCTATTGGGAAGACCCATGTAGACGCTCTTACCCAGTTTGCTTTGAGCGAGGAGGGTAAGGCTGTTGGAGAGTATATCGAGAACAACTTATAGGATTTAACAAATTCTTAACACAAGCCCCTTGCGTAATTGCTTGGGGCTTTTTACTTTAGCTGTAAATTAAACAACGATGATAACAAACGTAGTAGTAGCTGGTATTCATATGGCTGATGGACCTGAATTTGTAGATGCCTACATCGAGAGTGCAGACCTAGATGGTGTGCCTATGACAGATGAGCAGTTAGATGCTCTTAGTGAAGATTATGACTTTGTGTATAATGCACTTATGAAGCAATTGTACTAATGGAGCAATGAGGTACATATGAACCATTTAATAGCTATCATCCCGTCTAATACGGCTAATGAGTATTATTGGGATATGACCAATAACTGTATTCAAACACTACTAAATACGGTTACTGAGCATATAGATATTATCGTAGTGGAGAGCAATCCTAATGCCAATCCCTTGCCAAACTGTCACCACATAAAGTTAGATGGCAAGTTCAACTACAACAAATCAATTAACTATGGATGGGAATACTTCCTTGATAACATACGCACTAACAACAGCAAGGTATATGTCGGCATTTTTAATAACGATGTTGTATTTCATCCCGATTGGTTTGCTGTGGCTGTTAGCAAAGCTGATGTGTGGGATAGCTGTTCTTTTGTTTCTCCCAATTGGATTCATCATAAGGATGTCACACAAGATGTTTACGGCTGGGGCATAGGCCATGAGTTCTGTGGATGGTGCGTTATGATGCACTTAAAGGTAGCCAACTACCTAATGCCATTAGACGAGCAGTTTGAGTTCTGGTGTCAGGATAACGATATGGCTATTCAGTTGTCTTCAAATGGATACAAGCACCTGCTCATTCACGATGCACAGATAACACACCTATTCTCCAAGAGCCATAACTTAGTTGAGGATATGGAACACGCAACAGCAGGGATGGTTAAACGATTAAACAACAAATACAAATGATAGGCATAGGGATAACAACACGCAACAGATACCACATACTTAGAAATGTACTCAACCATTGGCTAGATAACACAACTGAAGACTTTATCATTCATGTATGTGTAGATGACCAAGACCCTGTTAACCAAGAAGCCTATGTGGGTGCAATAGGTAATGATGCAGAGTTTGAATTACAACACACTAGGATTGGTATAGCCAAGGCAAAGAACGTCAATCTAAGATACCTTAGAAGCCTTGGTTGCGATAAGATATTCCTAGCTGATGATGACATATTCCCTGTCCGTAAGGGCTATGAGAAGATGTTTGATGGAAGCT